CTGTGATTCTCCAGCAAAAGATATTAGCAAATTCTTTTCAGTGGCTGTCCCTTTTATACTTTTGTGCATAAGAGTTCCTATAGTTTTGTCATTAAAATGTTTTTGAGAAGAACAAAAGAAAAATACCAAGAAGGTTGGCCTTCTTGGTATTTAATAGTCTTAGTAACCACCGCCTTCATCGCCAACATTTTCTGTTTGTAAACAGGAAATAGCCGCAAACGAAGAAAGAACAGAAGAAGCATATTCCAAAACACCGGCTCCGAACCATCGATCCGCAGCAAAGTTCTGTTCTACCTGTACTGCATCCTGAGAACCCTGAGTGTAATTCAAATGATTACGCTGAATCTTCAAAGGAAGTACATTAGTGTAGTATGTAGCGTCTTCGATATCAAGAGAAATATCACGAGAAGAGCCACCGACCTTACCGGCAGATGGTTTAAGCACCACATAAAGCAATTCGCCAGTATGGTTTCTAGCTGCATAGTCTACACCGTGCTCAGCACAGTAAGAAGCATATCCAGCGTGCGGATCACGAACAGACGACACCCAGTAGTTATAAGCTTCTGTTACCGGAGAACCAGAAAACTCATTGTGCGACATGGTAAATCCAGATCCTTTAGAACCCATTATACCAGCGAACTGTGATTCATTTCCGGTAAAGCCTATTTGAAGGCCAATCGGAGAAATTTCGATATCATCGTTGCCTTGAAAAGATTTTAAATTCTTTTCAGTGATACCTGCAAACCAGTCGTACTTCTTCTCGAACCAGCTTGGAAGCACAATCCATTTGAAGAAAGCAAAACCAGTGACAAGAGGGTCCATAGGCAGCGTCTTCGTATTGAATCCGCCAGTATAGAACGTTGTCGTATTTACATTTTTCGTAGCAGCCTGAGCGAAAGTTTTTCCGCCAGAGGACACGCGCGAAAGTCCATAATTTGTACCTTGACCTGTAGTAGCCATAAATTTGTCCTTGTTATAAAGATGTTAAAGGTTAAAAGGAGGGAGGTGGGATCCCTCCCGTTTTTCTTTACGAAGCTCTGTTTACCACGAATTCAAACACGAAGCGTTCGATCGTTTCAACAAATGCTAAGTCAACTTTTACGCGACAAATTTTTTGCTGACGGTCATACGTAGAAGCAGAAACGACAGGAGAAATGTACTCATACCCGCCGGCCAAGACTTTATTCTGAGCGATATTGTTCAGATCAGTCTGAAGAAGACTGTATGTGTCAGTGGTAGCCCATTCCATCTTGTACAGTCGGGCTGCCTTCTCCATCTGTCTCTTGAGCTTTAGAACTGAACGTACAGCACGAAGCATAGACAAAGGCGAAGTCACCTTCTGTGAAGTATTTTCTGTCGCAAATTGTGTAGAGATGTTGTCCTGCTCAATATAATTAAGCTGGTTTTTGTACAACTCTGTCTTTTCCGGCTCAGTAGGCACCCAAGATAGTTCTCTATAGCCGCTTATGATTCCTCGACGAGGCCCAACAAAGTTTTGCGCTTCGGTATAAGCAGCATCATTCTGTGGGATCTTCGTAGCTAAGAACCAAGTAGGCGTGACAAGCACTGGTTTTCCGGTCCATTCATCGTCAATCTTAATGCTTTGAGAGAAAATGGTTGTGTAATACGTATTATACTGCATCTGCTCTTTGCGTTTGGCAATAGCTTGTGTTGCATTAGCACAATCAAGGTTCATGTCAAGAATAGTAACACAGTCGTTACGAGTCAGAGAAGCCAATTCGCTCATGGCGGTTTTGACCAATACTGGATAGTTCGCATCTAAGATAACATCAAACTCGCAGAAAAGCACATTCGCAATAAGAGGGTCTGTAGTACCATTATAAGCTGCGATAAGAGCCTGCTCTAATGTAGAAGTAGCAGATACCTCATCATTGTCATCCAGTGTTTCATAACCCCATCCGTTTCCACGTGATCCGCCATTCATATAGCACGAAGTACCGCTAGCTAACGTAGAGAAATAAAACTTAGAGACAAAAGGCTCTTGATAAATGGCTTCTCCAGTGGTATCCGTCAAAGACGTATCAAGATGACAAAGGCTAGCGTCGTATCCAATAGCACTCATGACATCAGTATAAGCATACGCTCCTATAGAACTCGTAGCATAATCATCACCAAAGATGGCAGCATTAAGCTCGGCCAAAGTAATCTGGTTAAAAATATACTTGACAACTTTATCTACAGAAGGTACAACAGTATTGCCATCTTCGTCTACGATGGATTCGCCAGTTTCGTTGGTAATGGCTAATTTGGTCTCAATAAAGTTAACAATATTGTCATAGTTAGAGACAACTGTAACATAAGAAGAATAACGATTAATCACATCTTCAATATAAAGACTGGTCTTAGACCCAGATATAGCATCAGGATCCAAAGCCACGTTAAACGTCTCGCGCACAATTTCAGATTTGTTATACAACTCTATGACTTCAACGGTGAGCATGCTCCAATCAGGATAAGTGTCGTCATAAGAGCTTTCATAAGATACTGCGACAGCCAAATTGTTGTAGAATGGTCCAGAACCTTTCGGTAAGAATCTTAGGAATTCAACAAATCTTGTGTTACTAAGACGCATTGAAGCCTTGTCCATACTAGAAATACTATCTCGTGTTTCGGTCACAATATATCCGCTCTTGTAGTCTGTCTTGACTTCAGAATGAACAATATTGTCACTGTCACGGTCCGTATAAGGCGTAGTAACGAGGCCTATAGAACGGTAGACGTTTTCAATGTAGCTAGCATTAGGCTGATAGCTTGAATCTTCATATTGAACAGCATACAATGATTCTTCCACGTATTCGCCAACGGCGGATTTTGCAAAAGTCATCAAGTTTGTGGAGTCATTCAACCCCATAAGAGTATTCGAATCTTCTGTAGACAAGAAGCTTACTGCAAATTTCAAAAGGAGCTTACTGTTAGCAGTTTCTGTAAAAGCTACAGCCCAGCTGCATGCCAAAAGCTCTATATCATAGTTTCCAGCTGCAGTGTTAGTAAGCGTTACATCACCTTCGCCATCGGACTGCGTAAGAACCATAGCTAAAGCTGCTGTCTTAGGCAAACTAAGCACTATAGAAGGCATAGTAGAAGAAAGATCACCGATTGAAGAATACAACGCATCTGTGCCAATAAGCGTAGAGGCTTGCTGCTGAAGAGCTGCCACCTGAGCAGTGTCAAGATGAGAGATCAAACTCCCGCTTGAAATAATTATGCTCGCAAGATCAGAATTGATTTTGGATACTGCATAACTGGAGATACTAGAAGCTTTTACCGTCAATGTAACGGAAACATTTCCAGAAGCATCTTCTTCTCCAACAACTACGCTGCATATTGGAGCCAAATGATTGGCGGCCACTAAGAAGCTTCGAAGCCCAGAAGTGCTAGCAAGCAACTCTTGCTGGAAACTTGCAGTAGTCTTGAACAGAGCCTTGAATGCTGTAAGCTGAGACGACAGCTTTGTTCCATCGTCTGCCAATGCTCCGTTTAAAGAGGCTTCTTCGCGCGAAGCAGCTTTAGTCGAATTAAAGATTTCTTTTCCGTTTTTGGTTATAGACGTGCTATAAATTGTAGCCCCAGAGCTGGCATTAGTTACATAGAAAAGTTTTACTTTGTTGTAAGAACCTGTAGAAGGAATATTTCCAAGACTTACCTTCTTTAGTGGATAAAGAATATTCCATTCTGTCTTTTCTTGTTCAGTCATTGCCGAAAGACCATCAAGATCAGAGGAAGTAGCTGGAGTAGCGGTACCATAGAAGAAAGGTTCGTAACACCAATTCCATACTGCTTCAGAGCTATAGGCTTCTACACGAATAACGCCGTCAACTTCTATGCCAGCTACAGTATTCGAAACTATAGTAAGAACTGTAGAAGACACCCCATCATAGACGCTGTCTAAGGTAGTGCCGATATAAGGACTTACAAGAGCAGCAGAGTCGGACAATGCAGCATAGCTCTTGTTTCCGAATGAACGGAAATTAGTATTCACAAAATCATAAGCTGCAGAGGCAATACGTGCGGCCGTTACTGGAACAACAAAACTTCCACTGAAAGGAATATAAATGAAATTATCCGAAAAAGATGCCGTATTAGATGTAGCCGTGGCAACACCATCATAAGAGTATCCGGAAATTAAACCGCCTGCGGTTAATGTAACACCAGTTACACTAAACTGGTCAGGGTCTATATCTGCAGGATATTCATCAGAGTTGGCCGCAAAATTGTTTTCTAAGCCAGTGATAGCTTCTGCTTCGCTTGCATAAACTGTGCTAACTAATGTAGAAGGCACTACAGTCGTAGAAGCGGTTGCAGTAGCGAACGTGTCGTATTCTTTGAATGCAAAGATGGTGCCATCAGTGTTAAGTTGAGCATCAATGGCTAGTGTCTTTCCAGCAGCGAAAAGAGCTTTAACAGCGGCATTTACAGAACTGTAGCTAACAGCAGCGATAGCTGAAGGAACCGCTGTAGATGTGGTGGTAATAATTTTCGCGAAAAGAGAAACGTATTTCTTTCCAAACAAAGAAGTGCTATTAATATATGCATTAGCCGCAAATACTTCAGTCTTTACAGAGCCGGTAGCACGCAGACCAAACAAAATGGTGGTCTCTTTTTTAACGCCTAAAGCCTCTAGGCTTGATCCGTTGCTGTTGTTATACACCTTGATAGCATCAGCAGTCATTAACCCAAGCTTGCTATTCACGCTGCTCACCAAGCTTCCGCTCGTTGTGCCAGCATAAAAGTTTGGAAGCACCAAAGTTTTTCCTGAAGAAGAGCCCTTGGCAATCTTTTCAGTATTGGCCGTAGCAATGCTAGCATTCCAAAGAGTAATCTGATCTGCTGTCATTGTTTCGGAAACATACTCTTCTTCGTCGTTAGTATACTTGGCTTCTTCTTGGTATCCAATGCCAAGAGACAATGACGCAAATGTTTCATCATCTGGGACTACACGAATAAGCCAGATGCCGCCACCAGCCCTGAGCCAGTTAATAGCGTTCATTCCGCTTTGGCCCCACTTGCTATAGTTAGGATCACCAAGCAAGAAGATATACTGTGAAGTAGACGAAATATAAGTAGCCTGATTGGGCATACCTTTTTCGGCCTCAAGAGCTACAAACATGTTCGACAAGCCACTGGCTGTAAGCACAACGACGGCGTTGTCAATAATCTTGCTTGTAACACTCGGATGGAGCCATTTTGGTTCTGTACTCATCTCATTTCCTCGTTATTAGGGTTAACGGCACAGCCGCTTAAATCTCATTAATGATTTGTTATTGAATAATGAAGAAATTCTTATACCTTATTGTTATTTCTGTCAACACCAAATAAAAGAATCATCATTGCATACGCAATGATGACTGGATTTAAAAATACAGAATTTTTTCAGTAGGAGCAGCTATGTTCCTATGGCCAGGAAGGCTCATTACCAAGCTTTTTCCTATACTTGCATCTATATTCTCAAAAGCTAAAGATTGAAAAACCCCAGACATACTTGGAATATCATTTATGCGCACACTTTCGTAGCCGTCTTCTTTCCCAGTCTTTCCAGCTATAAATCTGTATGCCACAGTATTGTCGCGTCTATCTCTAGCTAGCTCGGACATCATTATTTCGACTATAACATTTGGTACACCGAGCTTAAGCCCATTGTACTCGGCGTTAGATCTCATAACATCAGGAAGATCCGAATATTTTATGCTCTCTGGAAGTTTACCATAAAGCAGAGAATTAAGAAAGTCTGCCGAGTTTCCTGCGCTTTCGACATGAATAGCATTCTTTATAACTAATTCGCCTTTGTAAGATGTCAGAACTTTGAAGTCATCTTCTGTGTTCATGTCTTTAAAGCGTCTGCGGGCCTTTGAAATCTCAGAATACTGAATGTTAAGTTCTACTGGAAGATTCATCCCAAACACTTCTGGCTCGCTGTCTATGAGTTTGAACGCTTCTATGTACAACATTCCTAAAGTATTAACACTTCCGCCCCTTTCTTCTGCCATGCCCTTTTCAAAATAATACGAAAGAATGTAAATATTCAGCTTCGCGTATTCGCATATATAGTCATTTTCGTTTATCTTTTTAAAAAAATTCATAGGTGCTTCCTTGTCAATAAAGAGTTAATACTCTGCAAAAGTATTAACTCTTTAGCGTTAGCTTTCGTAGTTCAAGATTTCGTCAAGAACGACTTTGTTGAATCTTTCGGTCCCTGCTAAGATTGCTTTTATGCAGTCTGCACAAGGGCGTTCTTCTTTATAAAGTTCTTCTCCGCCATTACGATAAAAAATTCCTATAAGCGTAGCATTCATAACAACTTGCTTGACATAGTGAGCTCGTGCAATCCAACCATCTCTGCGCACTAAAGCATCTAGGGCCATAGCATAATGACGCCAAAGGTTATCGGAAACTCCTGGAGCAAGCTGGTAACCCTTAAGAGATTGAATGCGCGGAAATTTTTCGTGGCTGTTCTTAAAAAGACGATCAAGGCGCTCGTAGACGCCATCTGTTTTGGCACCTTTTTTCTGTGTGATACTGCTGAAATATTTTTGGTCGTTTCTGTAAGCGGCCAGTCCAGCTTCAACATACACTTCGCACAAAGCTTGCATATCAAAAGAATCGCGCACCATAAAGGCTATCGATTTGGTTTCGGCTGATATACTTTCTGTCTCTTTAATAGAAGCCAAAAAAGCATCAGAATACATAATCGAGTAAACATTTAGAACATCTCTGAACGAATGCCTTTCTAGTATTTTGTTAGCCTTAGAAGACAGTTCTTCCGCATCTTCTCCTTGAATGTTATTAAGTTCTTCAAGGAGCTCAGCATTGTCCGTGCTAGCTAAGCTTTCTTTTACTTCTTCGGCCATCTCTTTGTCATTTCTATCCGGGATTTGCATACAACCTTCTTGGGTGGTGTTATTTTACTTTGGCAACAAATTTTTCTACAAGCTTGCTTCTAACTTGCATAACCAGAATGCTAAATGCTTCGTGGTCATCTTTAGAATTCCTAAGGTCGCCTATATAAACTTCTAATAAAGAAGGAATATTAGTCGAATCTAGCTCGTCACTTACAACGCTATTGTGCCAGTTGTCTTCTAAACCAGCAGTTATAGTTTCTAGCGCAGAGGAAGAATCTCCTATTTCTAGATTTCCGTTAAGAACATCGTGAGTAATTTCTTCTATCCGGTCTATGACCAAGGCATGCTCGCTGCTTTTCATTTTCTTTCGCTCAGATTTTGTAGAAATATCCTTACGATTTATGCTTTCTTTAAAGGAAGCTGCAATGTCTTTAAAGTTGCGATTAATCACGTTATAAACAAAATTCGTGATATTCTCAAGACGGTAGATAACAAAAAACTCATAGAGCGCTATAATAAACTCGCGGCCTTCGGTTTCTACAAGATCTTCTATATTTCCAAAAATGTTGGACTCTTCCGGAATATTCATGAACTTTTTAAAGCTGTCTAAAACCGTTAGCATGGTGTCTCTTGAAAATTCGTTAATCACTTTCAAGCGTTCGCCATCTTGTTCAGGAATAAGCCTCGACTTTGTAAGCTCAATATCATCAAGAATGCTTTCAAGATGGTTAATAGGCGTGGTGCCAGTTACTACAAACAATTTGCTTAACTGAAACATTAAAGCGTCAAATTTGACTTTAATATCGTCAGATACAGTAAAACTAGCGCCTAAAAGACCTGAAGAATTTTCTTCTTCTTTGTCATCATACGTTTCAAAAAATTCTGTTTTCATAATTTTCTACTTGTTGGCGTTAAATATTCTACTGGCCGCACACTTATATCCATTAGTGTTTTTGCTGGCGTCAATACGTCTTTCTAATGATAAAGTTTCGTGAATTATTCTTCCACTATCATAGTCATCTAAAAACGAAAGTTTTTTAGGGCGCACTAATACTTTGTTGATAAATCTTTTAAACGTAGAAAGTGTGCTAGCATACTGAAATATTAAGAAAGCCATAACACTATCGTCGTGCTCGCCAGATGTGTGTTCTATTTTTCCGGTCTTCTTGCGCTCAAGAGTTTTTAGCTCTTTTATTATTATTGGGAATCTAAACAGCTCTGGACTGTCTGATACTTTTCTAAACAAAATATCAATCATCACTTCACGACTTTTTGGCCCGGTATCTACGCCATAAACTCGTGCATTAAGGTCGTCAATCAAAGCCTTGTTTCTAGCAGCTTTTTCTTCATCTTTGTAATGGTAAAATAGGCGTTTCCTAGTTTCTTCTCTTCCTAGAAGATCTGTTATTATATTTAGGCCATACGAGTTTCGTTCTATTATAATTGTAGAATTTAAGAACACGCGTGTAGCCACAGTAAATATAAGCTCTCTGAAATCCGAAGTATTAATTCGGTTAGAATAAAACCCGCCAATTACTTTGCCGGTTTCATTTTCTATCACAAGCATTACACTTTTGTCAAGCCCTAGACCACCGCT